GCGGTGTCGGTCTCGGCCGGCGTCACGTTGTTGCTGAACAGCTTCAGGATCAGGTTGGTGGCGGCGGTGTGCGCGACGATCGCCCGCAGCGCATCGCCCTCGCCGTTGTTGCAGACTACGAATGCCATTGTCGGGCGCTCCTGTCAGTGGGGGATAAAGCCCCGGCCGGTTAGGGCCGGGGAAGCTCCATCCTCGTTATGCTTAGACCATGACCATCGCGCTGCAGCCGTGGCCGGCCACAGTGGTCGGCATGGCATCGGCGGTGTAGAGCTCGCACCAAGCCGCTGCGAAAGTCCCGGCAGCACCGTTACCGGCGGTCATGTTCAGGTCCAGGTAGCGCTTGCGCCCACGCAGGTCGATGCCAATCACGACGAAGGTGTTGTCATCGTCTGCGCTCGGAAGCGCAGTGGTCGTGCCCTCAATGTCGGCGGCCGTTCCGAACACGGTGCCAGCGATGGCAGCATGCCCGCTGCCGCTGGTGTCAGATTCGGTCACCTGAAGAGCGGCCATCGCAATATCAATGGCGCCGATGTAGACCTTGAACAGCGCATAGTCGAAACCCTTGGTGTCGACCTCGGCCGTGGTAAATGCGGCGTTGTCCACAATGGCGGCCGGCGGGGTGACGCTGACCATCTTGAAGTTCTGGATTGCCTTGTGCATGTCGGTGTCTCCTGTTACTCGCCGACCAGCGCGACGATGGGGCCGGACGCGTCGGCAGAGCCGACGCCGTGGCAGTTGATGTCGAAGCGCTCGGAGCTGATGATCTTGGTCTGCTGGTACGAGCTGAGGCTGTACGGGTCGACCATCATCGTCATGCCGCGGCGATCGCCGAAAATGACGCCCATGCGCAGATCGCCGAAGATCGCCATCACCACGTCGGAGAGATCCCCGGTGCTGGTCGGCATGGCCGGCGAAGTCACGATGGCATAGCCGCCGTACTGCTCCGGCATCATGGCGCCGAGATCCCGCTTGGTGTTCCCGCCGGCCGCGTCGGTCAGTCGACCAAACATGCCGTTCTGCCCGACCTTCGACACGATCCAGCTCGGGTTGATGCCGGGCAGATCCTGGATGGCGCCCATCACATTACGCAGGTCGGCCGAGGTGATCTCGGCAAACGTGTCGTTGTTGGACGCCGCGTCGACCGCGCCAGCCAGTCCGCCGGCAGCAGACAGCAGCGTGCGCAGGCCGACGATCCCGCCATAGGTCGAGGTGCCGTCGCCGTTGATCAGACACTGGTCTTCCTTGATCGCGAACGCACGGGCGTGCTTCTCGGCCACGTAGTCGGCAAGGTTGATCGCGGAGTCGTCGGCGTAGTCGTTCGAGATTTTGGTCTCGGCGGCCACGTTCTTCGCGGTCAGCGTCACGTTGTCGAAGGTCGGATCACTTGAGGACGGCGCAGTCTCGCGCCCAACGAAGTAGGCAGTGACATCGCCCGAGTCACGCGGCACCGAAGCGGTGTCCGTGACCATCGGGTGCACGTAACACATGCGACGGGCGAGGCCATACTGTTCGCGCAGGCTGATGATCGGCAGGGCCAGCTCGTCGGGGATTACGACCGATTGACCGGCGCCCATGCCGGACAGAACGCGGTGGGCGATCTGCACGCCGTTATCACGGCACCACCGAGCCGCGTTGGCATCACCGAAGATCGTTGCCTTCGCCCACTGTCCTGCGCGGTAGGCATGCTCTTCCATCTCGCGGCGGCCGCCTGCGTAATGCTCGGCGCGGAATGCCCGGAGGTTGCCGGCGTGCGGAATGCGAGCCTCGATACGCGGAGCGGCCGGGACCGGATCGGGCCGCATCGTGCGGATCTTGTCGCGGAACTCCTGCAGGGAGCCACCGAGCATGATGTGATCTTCGGCCTGGTCACGCAGGCCAAAGTGGGCACCAACCGCGCGGATCTGGTCGGCTTCCTGGTTGACGGGAGCGGCGACCGCCGCCGGCTTCGGATCTTCCGAGCGGACTGCGGGCATCTCAGGGTTGGTCGAGTCGATTTCGTTTTCGCGCTCGACCGGGGTTTCAGTTGCCTTGGGCATAGTGTGTACCTCGGTTTGGGGGTTGGCGCGGCCGACTCCTACTGAGTTGTCCGCAGGGATAGAAACGATGCTGATCTCGATTGGCTCCCAATCGGTGATGCGGTAAATGTCGCCGTCATCTCCGGAGCGCTCGAGCACCATGTCGTGGATCATGTAGCCAACGGAGACCTTGGTCCTGATGCCGTCGGCCACGTCCTGCATGATTTCTTCGCCGAGCGCTGAGCGGCTGAACCGAACCCCGCTGCGGCCGATCTTGTCCTTGTCAATGCGCGCAGACTCGATCACGCCAATCTGCCGGTTCGAGTCGTGCTGCAGCAGCAAGGGCGCGCCGTCGCGCAGCCGATCCATGCGCACCGATCCCGGAGCGTGGTCGAGGATCTCAACGCCCCACCAGCGCTGCACGCCGTGCTCACTGGAAAACGCGAGGTCGACAGTTCTGCTCTCGGTGTCGATCTCGCGCGTTTGAATGCGCAGCTCTTGCCGCTGCACGGTGCCGATCATTTGCGATCGGATGTCAGTCGTCGGCATTCTGTGTCTCCTGCTGAACAAGCGTCGTGCCGCCGGTCATCGTTGGCAGCACATCTGAAAGGGTCAGCCCTGCCGCTTCAGCGGCGGCTTTGATCGCGGCGATCTCCTGCACGCGCTGGGCAACCAGGTCGTCAAAGTCGCGCCCCTTGCGCGCGGCGATCTCGTGCATGGTGGTGGTGCCGTTGCGCAGTTCGGTTTCGTCAGCGGTCGCCTGCTTGGCAGGGTCCGGCCCCTCCCACCGGCGCGGTTGCCAGCGGATCGAGCGAAGCTGATCGACCCGGCCAGGACGCGGGGTGATAGTCGCGAACGCAATCTGGTTGTCGATCCACTTCCCAAACACGACGCTCGGGAAATCGTCTTCGAACCAGTCCTGCATCTCCATCCAGTTGTCGCGCTCGACCCCGAGGAAGAATCGCAAACTGGTGTAGTTCACGCCCTCGGCATCGTTGCCAAGGGTGTTGTAGGAAACGCCCCAGCCGGTCGCCGTGCTGCGCAGCGCCCACTTGAGGAAATCCGGCATCGCGCTGTTCGGGTGCTGCGGGTCCAGCAGTTTCAGCTGGTATCCCCAGGGCACGACCTCCATCGACCCAGGCGCCACGTCCTGAGCGAACGCGCCTGGGTCGGTGCTCAGCGGCTTTCCGTCCGGCCCGATTATTTGCGGCGTGGTCGGCTGCGGCGGCGGTGCCCATTCCTGCGCTTCATAGGCCGCGAACTTCGCTGCGCTTGCGCGCGAGGCGGTCACCTCGGCGTCTTCTGTTCCCTGGATCATGTGCATGCGGCCGGCACTCACGGCCAGCCACGAAACGCCGCGTGTCTGCCAGCAGAACTCTGGCAGATAGACGTGGATCATCTCTGTCGCAGGCACGCGGAAGCGTTCGCCGTTGCGGTAGCTTGACCGGCTCAGCCTGGGTTCATCTTGAATCCAGTACGCGACAGGGCGGCGATACTCGTCGATCTCGACGCCCATACGGATCTCGCGGCCCTGGTATTCACCGTCGTAGGTGATGTCCACCGCCTCCGGGTCGATCACCTGCAGCGCAAAGCCCCAGCGGTTGTCCCAGAACGGCAGTATGCGAACGAACGCCTCTCCGTCGCGCGCGACCGTCTCGATGACGTGCCGTTGCAGCGAGCGCCAGGAGAATTTGCCACTGATCTCGCAATTACCGCGCTTGCCCCACTCGCGCCATTCCGCCTCGACGCGGTCGCGCGTTGCCTGGTCCGGCTGGCCGTTGGCGCGGGTTGCCCGGCTTTGCAGGACGAAGCCAGGAGCTCCGACGATATTGTTCCGAACAATGCGCAGAAAGCCCTTGGCGTGATCTGCGTTCTGCGCCAGAGCGCGGGCGCGGGCGCGGATCAGCGAAAGCCCTTGGCGAATATCGACATCTACCGGGCGCGTGTATACGTTCCAGTCGCCGGAAATGTCCGACAGCTTGGCGCTGTCCCACTGGCGAAGGCTGTGCAGCGGAACGACCTTGGCGCTCATTTGAACCGCACCTGCACCATGCGACCAAGGTTCTCGCCACGCGCGATGGCGGCGGCCTGCTCTTCCTGATTCAGGATTGCCACGTAGCGATCACGCATTTTCAGCAGCAGTTCCGGCCGCATCTGCATGGACTGGTCGCCGGAGTTGCTGCCGACGTTCGCCGCCGCGATCAGGTCAAGCTGATCGGTGGTCGCCCTGCCCTCTAGCAGTGCGTCGATCGCGTCGAGCATCTTGCGGGCGTGGCTGCGGCCGTCGTAGCTCGAGACGGCCGACAGATCGGGCAGGACGTTGATCGAGCCGGCGCCGACCTGGTGCCGGTCGGTGCCGTCGCTGACGTGGGATACCCAGTCGTAGCGGCCGGCGGTATAGGCGGCGCTGGTGGCCGGTGCGACGCTGACCAGGTGATCGTCGCCGTCGGCCGTCGCTGCGATGCTGACCTTGCCGGCGGCGTTGAACAGCGTATAGCTCAGCGTCCAGGTGCTTGCCGGGTAATCCGAGAGCGTGCGCTGCCAGCGCCAGGTATCGCCAGCGCGGGCCGAAGCGGGCTCGGTCGTCGGAATGGTCGTCGACATGCTGCAACTGTTGCAGAGGTCGAGTCCAGATTTTGTACAAACGCGCTACAAATTCAGCGCAATAGCATCAACGGTAAGTTTCCCGTATTCGCCTCGGGTGATCTCAAGCGCGTATTCTGGCGCCGTAAATCCTTCTTCGCTCTCGGCAAACATCTCCGACACTCCGACCATGTGCATGGCCGCCTTGTCATAGTGGTATTCAACGCGGTAAGGAACGAACCTGAGACAAATCAGGACTTCGGCAAACCACTCCGCCTCGAACACTTCCTTTGCTACATAAAACTGACCGATTCTTCTCTTCGTCATTATCGTCTCCAGCGGTTCACCCAGTTGTAGGCCGTCGACCTCGCCACGCCATGACGCCGCGCAACCTTGGCCGGGGTGTCGTTCGGCGCAATCTCGGGCGGCGGCTTGTACTCGTCCGGGATATACAGCCGTTCGCGCGCGGCCTTGCGGCAGATCGCGGCGCACACGGACTGTCCAGCGTCCTGGCCGATCTCTGCGCAGATGATCTCGACCAGCTCCGCGAACTTCATCGCCGCCAGCGGTTGACGTAGTTGCCACGCCTCGCCGCCCGCGGCTGCGCGGTGGGTTGGTCGGGAGTTGGTGGCGTGGTCCCGCGCCCGCCTGGCCGGCGGTGGCGGTGCGTTTCGGCCAGGCGGCGCACGGCCAGGTTGCCGACCAGGCAGTCCAGGGCCTCATTGCGCGGGCGCACCTGGACCCATTCGTGGTACGGGCGGCCGCCGCGGGCCTTAGCGACCAGCTTCTCGGCGGCCAGCTGGGCGAAGTATTCGTCATCGAAGGCCGGGTCGCGCGGGAAGTGCACGTAGCCCGGGCCGGCGCCGGCCAACTTCAGGCGCGCGTAGAGCAGGCTCTTGCCCTGGTCGACGCCGACGATCTCAGGGCGCATGCCGGTCTTGCGGCGGCGGCGCAGGTTCTGGCGACGCTTCTTCTCGTCCTCGACCAGGGGCCGGCCCATGCCGGGCACGCCCTTGGTCGGGATGATCCAGGAGCGGGTCTCGCAGAAGGCGTACACGGCGTCGGTGTTGTATCCGGCGTCGATACCGCCCAGGTCGACGCTGGCCTCTAGCAGATCTTCGTCGAGCGCGTCGTACGGCGCACGGGTGGCGGTATCCCCTGGCGTGATGATGTGGTCGACCAGCCAGGCCTCTTCGCCGTCGGTCCAGTCGACGATCGTTGTCTCGAGGCGGTCTTTCTGCACGTCGGTGAAGCTGGTGCGCAGGGTCACGCGCTGCTGCAGGTCGTCGGGGTAGTCCTCGAGGCGGCTGATCAGGGCGAGGTCTTCGATGCTGTCGCCCTGCTCTTCCCAGGTCTCGGCCAGCACGGTGTTGACGAACCGCTTCAGCGCGGCCGTGTCGCCGTGCGCGTCCTGCCACTTGGACCAGATCTCGCTCCA